ATGGCAAAGCCGCCCGTCGTGGAAGGCTTGTCCGCGTACTTCATCCGTATCGTCGCCAGCGTCCGCATCGCCTGTGCGAGTGCATACTGCCGGAACAAGTGCCTCTCGTAGGTGACCAAATACTCCAAATCCACTTCCTTCGACATGTACACGATGAGCGCCCTGGTCCCCGCCGCTGGCACCGGCGACATGATCAGCTTCCGCCGATCCCGATCCCAGTCCCACTCGGGAATCGCCGACACCAACCCCTGGCCGATCTCCCGATACTGCATGTACATCGCAAGATCGGAGTAGCCACCCTCAGCCGTGAAGATGTAGGTGTACGGGTTCCACTCCACATCCGCCCAGGCGAAGATCTTCTCGAATCCGATGTTGGCGTACGTACCCTCCCACGTCACATCCACCACGAAATCGAGATCCGGCGCTATCGTAGCACCGTCCATCTCACCGCGCCCCGCCAACGTCACGAGCACCGCCTTGCACTGGCCAATCCACATCTGCCAGTACCGCTTCGCATCGTCGAGAGCGTCGTCGAGCATCTCGGGCGTCAACTCGACCTTCATCACGGGATACCCGAGTCGTCGCATGATGTACGCTTTGATGTCGTCTTCGAGCGCCATCTACTTCTTTTTCTTCAACGGCTTCCCCGTCAGAACCCCGTACACGGCGTCCTGGATCTTCTCCACAATCCCGTACAGCTCCGTCTCCTTGATGTTCGCCCGCTTCAAGCTCTTCGTCGCAGTATCGGAAATCTGGCCCAGCACCATGTTGAGCTGGTCCTCGTCCAGTTCGTCTGTCGAAATTATCGCCTTCTGAATATCCGACGGGAGCTTGCTCACGTCGACGTTGCTCTGGGGCTCTGCGACGGCTCTCTTGGGCTTCTCTTTGCCCTGGCCCGTGCCCCCCTCTTTGTCGTCGGGCTCGGTCCCAGCGCCGCCCTGGGCGCCCTGGGGCTCGACTGGCCGACGTGCCCCACCCTTCGGCTCGGGTTCGCCCCCTTCGGTCACCTCGCCCCCCTCGATCACCCTGAGCTTCTGCTCGACACGCTCATCCGGGGACAGGCCAGTCATATCGGTCAAGACCCTCGCCGCTACCGTAGGTTGCTCGGGCTCGTGCACCGAAAACAAGTAGAACTGCTCATGATAGAACTTGTCCACCTTGTTTTCGTCGTCACCCTCCCTGACCGACAAACCGAATGGAGACGAACCCCTCACCTCGCCCGTCGTCACGTAGGCTCCCATCCTGGTCTTAATGACCACCCGCTCGCCAATCCCTACCGCCCCACAGGAAACCGTGTTGACCAGCCTGTCCTCGTGTACAAGCATCGCCTACTCCTACTGGTGCTTGCTCTCGATGTGCCGTATCACACCGCCCTCGGTCTTGTAGATCTTCCCACAGTGCAAGCACTTGAAGTACCCCTCCGACAACTCCTCGTAGTCTGCGCCCGCATCCTCATCGCTCTCCGCAGCCTTCGGAGTCACCTTCCCCGCGCGCTCCGCGAGTGGCGACCTCAGCATGGGCTCCGGCTCGGTCGGCTCGTCGACCTTGGGCTCGGCCGCCACTTCCTTGCCACCCTGACGGACCTTCGGCACCCCCCCCTTGTCCTCGAACCGCACGATGAGGCCCTGCCGTACCCACGACTCCACATCCACGTCCTCCGGGATCTCGACCGGGTGCATCGGCTTGAACAAGTAACGCACGGGCTCCTTGATCATCGTCGGCGCCGTCGGATGGGGCCTCTCCTTGAATCCCACGACAGGTGTCGGCTTCTTCCCCCTCGCCAGTATGTACTTCGCCATCGAACTCTCCTCTCTCCGAAAAAAAGGCCGGGCCGAATTTCTCGACCCGGCCTTCCCAGCCTAGCGGTTCACACCGCCATCCCTCCCGACTACAGGGTCGTGGTCGGAGCCGGGATGTTGGAGCACGTGATCACGCCGTAGTACTCCGGCCTCAGCATCCGCGTGGCGTACCGCGTCCGCACGCCCTTGCGGAAGGTCTGATCGTCGGGATTCAGGAACGTCGGGGTCACCTGGAGCGGCACGTACGGAGCGTAGACGTACCCGGCGTCCAGGAAGTTGTTCCCGCGCAGACCGATGAGGATCTTGTCGTCGTCCATGTACGGATCCTGGTAGACCGCGTACTTCCGCAGGAGCGTGCCCACCCTGGCGATCCCGAAGTCGCCCATGATCGGCCCGAAGCTCGTCGGCTTCACGTCCTGCTCGATGCTCGCGTAGTCCCCGTGCGTCGAGAGCTGGTCGAGGAGCGACCCGATCCCCGGAGGCACCACCATGAAGTTCGCCGGGGCGCGCAGCGTGGTCTTGTGGATCCGCGCCGCCATCGCTCCGACGGTCGTGATGAGCTGCCGGATGCTCTCCATCTCGCCCGGGATACCGCCGTTGTAGGTGTAGGTGTCCGCGTGGGAGGCCCCGTTGACCAGATCGGTGATGATGCGCCGGTCGACCTCCAGCATCACGTCGTTCGCGAAGGTGCTGACCAGCTCGGTCTCCGCGTCCATCCCGTGAAGAGCCTTCAGATCGTCCACCGCCTCGACCGACCAGCGAGCCTTCAGCTTCGAGGCCTCGGCCCGGACTTCGTGAAGCGTGATGTCCAGCGATACGCTGGGCAGCTCGGCGCCGTCGGTGTACCCGACCAGCTCCCAGTTCACGAAGTACTGGGAGTAGATCACCGTGTCGTCCTCGAACGTGGAAGCGACGCCCGTCTCGTCGACGGCGTTCAGCGTCCAGTTCCCGGTCGTCACGTCGAACGTTCCGACCACGGCACCCGTGAAGTTGTCGAGCAGGTTGATCGTCGCGAGCGTCGGATCCAGCGTCGCCTCGCCGTCCAGGTAGACCAGGCCCGCGTTGTCCAGCACGCGGTAGAACAGCTTGACGTAGAACGTCCGCTGTCCGCTCACGCCGGGAGCGCGAATCGGCGACCACCCGGGCCTGCGGCAGTTGGCCGCGCCCTGGTTCTTCGTCGCCGCGCCGTCCGTGTCCGTGCACAGCACGTCGTAGTCGTTGAACTCGCTGGAGTAGTACTTCGCGAAGTTCTGCTGCATGTTGTCGTCGGCACGAAGCTCCCCGTCGTAGCTCTGGTTGTACGGGAGGTTCGTGATCGAGCCCTGCGGGATCTTCGATCCCTTCCGGTCGTCGTACTTCTTCTCGTAGTAGAAGATACCGGAGACCGGGCTCGTCATCGGCTGCACCGAAACCAGCTCGTTCGAGATCAGGTTCGGCCAGACACGCCGCAACAGCGGGAACGTGTACTTGGTCCACGAACCCGCGTCGGTGCTCAGGGTGTCCTCCTTCAGATCGCGGAGGTACCCCATCTCGTTTTCCATCAGGACGGCCGTGCACCGCTTGACGTAGGGGTTCTTGATCCCCTCCAGCAGCTTGCCGTACTTCTTGACGCAGGTCTGAGCGTATGACGGGTTGTGCACACTCTTCGCGCCCGCCATCTCCAAAAGCTGTCTCGCCTCGGGTTCCATTTTTCACTCCGTCGTGGTTGGGGCTGGCTAGTCCTCTGTTATCCCTGCCAGCCTGCGAACGTGATCCAACGGCATCAAGAAGCCGTCTTCACGCTCCTCTTCCTCGTTCAGTGGCGCCAGCTTCGAGTCGTCGTATGCCGAACGTCCTCGCGCCAGCTCCTCCCGCATGCGCTCCAGCTCACTGTCACGCATGCCCCGCTCTCCCCGCTGTTCCACCAACCGATCAACCACGGCCTCGGAGTCTATGCCCTCCATGAGACCCAGCAGCTCTCTGCCATTCGTCAGCCCAGCAACCTTTTCACGCTTGTAGATCTCGATCTCCCTCTCGCGCTTCACCTCTTCGGCGAGTTCCTCGGCTGCCCTCACCCTCTGCTCCATTTCGGCCTTCGCCTCTTGGAGTTCCCTCTCGGCAGCCTCGCGAGCCTCGATCAGACCCTCCGCGTCGCGCTCTGCGGCCACTCTCTGACCGTCGATGCGCGTTGCCAACTCTCCAGCCTTCCGCAGCTTCTCTGTCAACTGATCCACCCTGTCTTCCAACAGGGATATGCTACCCTTCAGCTCCGCGTTCTCCTCGCGGTACCTCGCCTCCTCCTCCGACACCTGTCCCTCTTCGGGCTTCGGCAAATCGGCAAGGATGGCTTCGATCTTCTCGTCGATCTCCTCGGTCGTCTCGAACGACGCACCCTTCAGCAGCTTGCGAATCACATCCGCCGAAGGATGGGATCCGATTTTCCGCTCGACGTGGTAGGCCAAGGCCGCCTTCCTCGCCTTCGATACCGCCTCGTCACGCTCTTCGGTGCGCTCGGCGACCTCCAGATCCTTGCTCTTCAGGGCGTCCCTGACCGCCGCCTCGTCCGGGTTCACCCGGTACGCACCCACCATCTCCGCTACCTGCGCCAGAACCGTCTTCGCAGCCCCTACCTCGGGATCGTTCGACAGCTCCTCGCGAAGTTCCTTCGACAGCTCCTCGCGAACCGATGCGATGGCACCAACAAGACGCTTCTCGAACGCCTCGCTCAGATCCCTACGGACACGCTCCTCGATCTGCTCGGGCGTCTCGGTGCCAACCTTCTCCTCGTTCCACTTCTTCTTGAGGCCCTCGGTAATCTCGGGGAACTCGTCCAGGAACATCTCGGCCAAGGTCGGCTGATTCTCGTCCACGTCCTCCGTGTAGATCTTCGGGATCGCCGTCTTCACAGCCGGGTCCGCGACGAAATCGTAGGTGCGAAGTACGAAATCGTCCTGGACTACCTCGCCCTCCACCTCCCCCGATGCAGGCTGCGTGCTTCCAACCCCACGGGAACTGACGCCCAACTGCACCTTGGCCTCAATGAGTGCCCTCAGATTGCGCCCCTGCTCGGTGTTCAGGATCTCGGCCTCCCAAATCTCGGCCTCCCCCACTACAATTCCGTTTTCGTCGATGTAGAGACCCGTCAAGACATGCGAGGCGCGCTTCAGGCTCGTCTTACCGTCGTCTGGATGATCCAGCTCTCCTATGATGCGGCGAGCCTTCAGGTCGGTCTCCAGCCGCTTG